GCGTCGCCTCGCCACCCCGGCGGCCCATGTCATCCAAGCCATCGCTGACCCGGTAGATCGCCTCCAGGTGACCAAGCTGCATCTCCACCATCTGCTTGGCCGCAACATCGCTGTCAGCAACTGAGGCTCGGGCGGTGTCGCTGTAGGCGCGCAATGCCCGACGCACGTCTTCGACACTCGCCTTGCCCTGCGAAGCACCGCGCCGGATCGCCTCAAACGCCTCTTTGGCCGCATCACGGGCTGCGTTGAGCGACGACTGAGACTGGATCCCCAGCCGCCCGAACTCATCGTTCAGCGGGTTCATCGCATTGGTGATTTCGCGGATGCGCGAATTCAGCGCCGCCGCCGAACGTTCTGCCTGGTCGAAGCCGGTCTTTCCCCGCTTGCCCGCGTCTTCCAGCAACGTGCCAAGTGTCCGGGCCTCTTCCAAGGTAGACACGTTGCCGAGGGCGCTCTTGAACGCCGCCTCGATCTGCACGCCCGTGGACAGGGCGCTGTCGGTGACCGTGGCGAATGCGGCGATCGCGTCACGGCCCGTCTTACCGAAGCTCATTCCCACGCTTTCGGCGGTGACACCCAGCTTCTGCAATGCCGCGACCAACGTCTGCTGCAGCACCGCAGACGCATTGATTGCCGCGCCAGGCAGCGCCTCAAACGCTGTCTGCGCCGCCATCTGGAAGCGCTGCAGTTCCTCGCCGGAAAGACGCTGGAGCGCGTCCAGCAGCCCGTCACGAATGTTCCGACTGGCGACCGTACCCTGCTCCGCCATATGGGCCAGCGCCACGCCGACGTTCTCCAGCGAGGCACTGTCAGCGTAGTTCAGGCTTTGAAAGAGGTTACCGATTGAGGTGGCCGCCAGCTTGGCGTCCGAGTCGATCCCCTGCAGCTGCTCCAGAACCAGCTGGGCCCCCGGGCCGATGCCGTTGGCAAGGGCATCGCCCGCAACCCGAGCACCCTCGGCCAGGGCCTTGTAACCCTGATTGACTTCCTGCAGGCGAACCTTGACCTGCTCCAGTTGCTTGAGCTGGTCGTCGGTCGCGATGCCCAGGGCCTCCATCCGGACCAGGAAACCGAGCTGCCCCGCCAGGTATTCCTTCAGGCCGTCCAGCCTGTCCTTGTAGGACTGCCGCTCAGCATCAGCCAGCGCTGCAACCTCGGCCGATGTCCTGACCGCAGTATCGCGGTATTCGATGAACGAATTGGCCGCCTCCTTCCGCGCAACGGCCTCTTGGTACATCACCTCGCGCAGCTGCCGGCTGACCTCGCCCGCATGCTTGCTTGCCGCGCTGTTCTTACCCAGTTCCTCACCCAGAGCCTGGCCCATCGAGCGCAGGCCCTTCAGGGCCACTTCCAGACCCACCAGCCCCACCGTGATCAGCAGAGCCTTCGGCATGGCCTTCAACAGGTTGCCGAGCGTCACTGCGCCCTTGCCGGTCGCATCCATAGCGGCAGCGTTGGCCCACTGCGCGCGCGTGGTCGCAGCCAGCGTGACGCGCCAGGTGTTGAACTGCGCGATCAGCTTGATGATCGAGAAGGTCGCATACACCCTGCCGAGCGTCACCAGCGCGCTGCCGTGCTCCACCACCCACGTGGTGGCGCCCTTGGCCGCCTCGGCCATGGTGATGATCGCGTCGGCCGTCTGCTTGGCCCAGCGGGTGAGCGTGCCATCCTTGGCAAGCCGGTCAACCGTGGCGAGCATGTCGGTCAGCTGACCCTTGAAGTAGGCCAGCACACCTTGGTCGGCGACCTCTTGCTTCCAGTCCTTGAACCGCTCGGTGGCTTCCTTCCACAGGCCGGCGATCGTACCCACCTTGGCCGCTGCTGCTGCGCCACCATAGGACTCGGTCAGCAGGTCAAGGATGATCGCCTGAGCTTCTGCGACTCGGCCGGTGGCCTCCATCTGCTTGATCAGCTGCTTCTGGCTGTCATCCAGAGTGAAGCCCTGCTTGCTCAGCGACTCCATCGCCTTGGAAGGCGTCTGCAGGGCCTTGCCCACCACCTCGGCCGAGGCTTCCAGGCTCATCCCCAAGCGCTGGGCCTGGTCGATGGTGATCTGCATGGCCGCCGGGAACTGCTCGCCGACGATGTTGGTATAGGACAGCAGGCGAACCTGAGCCGCCGAGATTTGGCCGTCATCGAACAGGCCGCCCTGCAGCTGCTTGCGCATCCGGGCAAGCCCGTCCGCAGTGAACTCTGCCTGCCGGCCGGTTGCGGCCAAGGCCGCATCCATCTGCCCGAGCTCCTGCTCCGCGTCGCTGCCTTCCTTGATGATGTCCTTGATGCCATCAACGACCTTGCCAAAGCCGATGAAGCCCAGCGCAGTCGCGGCAATGCCCTTGAGCTTGTTGAGGATGCTGGTGGTCACGGACGCCGAGGCGCCCAGCTCAGCCGTCTCCCGTGCTGCCTCGCCGGCGCGCTCGCGGTAGGCCTTCAGCGATTCGGCGGCGGAGGTGCTGGCCTTGGCCTGCGCCCGGAACCTGTCGTCGCCTTCCTGAATCTGCTGGTTGCGCCGGCGCGTTTCATCCGCAGCCTGGGCAGCGGCCCGGGCCTGATCGGCAAAAGCCGAGGCGATCTTCGATGCTTCCTCGCGGAGGCGCTGTTGGCTGGCGGCCAGCTGGGTGGTGTTGACCCCGAGGTCGCTGAGGCTGTCCTCAGCTTTTGCCGCGGCCTCCCACTGTTTGTTCAGCGATTCCTTGAGCTTGTCACCCTCAGCACGCAGGCTTCTCTGAGCATTGAGCAGCTCCTTCGACGGGGCCGCCGTTTCAGCGATCTGCAAAGAGAGCTGATACGCCGCCTTCTGATTGGCATCAAAGCGCGTCTCTAGGTCACCCAACGTCTCAAGCAAGCCGTCGAACGCTTCGGCCTTCTCGGCGGTAGCGTTGAGCTCGGCAAGCTTGTCCACCAGCTTCCCGGTGTCGGCAACGGCAGCGTCGGAGGCCACGCCCATCTCAGCAAGCGCCAAGCGCAGTTCGTCCACGCCCTCGGTACCGCTGGTCTCAAGGACCAGCCGCAGCGCTTCCTCGAATGCCGCATTGTTCGCCATCAACGCTTCCCCTGCCTTGCTAGTTTCAACTGCCGGATGAGCTCGCTACCGCGGAACTCGTTCATTTCGCGAGCCAGGCGTGTAACGACCACGTCGCCCTGGCCCATCACCATCTGGAATGCGCTCGGACCTGTGAGCGTCCGCAGCTTTCGGCGGCCATCTCGCCCGGACGCCGCAGTGGCGTCTCGCGAAAACTGACGCGCCACCACGCGCCTTTGACCATCCACCGTTGCGATGAAGGCTGAGTTGTAGACCTTCCGCTCACCCTTCTGGATCAGGGCGGTCGCACCAGCCGTCTTTCGACCGCCCCAGCGCCCACCGAACCCGACCAGCGGCAGCGGCTTGGCCGACGCATTCAGCGAGATGTACTCACCGTTCTCATCCGCACCCGTGCGCACAGTGAAGCGCCCAGTCAGATCGCTGACGCGTACGTTGTAGATCTCACGAATGGCTCTCTTTGCCGCCGGCTCGAACCGCCTACGGACCGTGATAGCCGAACGAGCGTCGGCCTTTGCGATAGCCGCCGCACTCACACCATTCACCTTGGCAGCAATGCGGGCCAAGGCAGCGGCGTTCATGCGTCGATCGAGGCTGGCGAATCTACCCATAGCTCAGCGCCCCCACACAAAGGTGGTCGGCGCCATCCCAGGCGCCGACCACTGAGGACTGAGGGCAGCCCTCTGCCGCATCAATCGGGCTTCTGCTCGTACACCTTGAAGGTGTACAGCGCGGTCTCTTCCGAGCGGAAGATCACCGAGCCGGTCAGGGTCACCTGGATCGGGTCGTCGCTGAACCAGTCCACATCGCCATCTACGGTCAAATCAACCTGCGGAATACGCAGCAGGCCGTTCTCGCCACTGATGCGATCCTGCACGTCACCCATGATCATGAAGGCCTTGTTGGGCACCGCGCCGCCATTGATGGCCGTCTGCAAATAGCCGTCATAGCTGTAGGACACGGTCAGGGCATCGCCATGGGCAATGTCACCTTCGGCCAGCGGGATGAGGATGCCCTGCCGGTTATCGATGTCATAGTCGACACCGGCCTCCAGCGTCTCGGCCCCCTTCTTAATGACCGGCGCCGGCGAGGCCATGATGAAGCGATGGCCAAGCTCGATCGGTGCGTCCTTGCTGTAGACGGTGAGAGCCTGGTTCGACACAGTACCTGCATCGACCGAGGTCGATACGGCGCTGCCGTACAGCATGCGGGCGAGGATGGCCGGCGGCACTTCCAGTGCGGTCACGCTGATGCCGGTGGTGCCGGGATTGGCATCGGTGTGGATGATCTGGCCGTAGCGATCATCGCGGCGCTTGCTCTTCACTTCGGTCGTGTCGCCAGCCTCATAGCTGAACGTCAGCGAGCTCTGTTCGAGCGGCTTGTTGCCGAACTTGTCGTCCGGATCGGGAATGACGGGAATGCGGTTGGCACCGGCGCCGTGCTCATAGAAGCGCAGATCGCCGGCGAACTTACGGACCTTGGGTTGGGCCATTAGGGTTTCTCCTGGGGATTGGACACGGGCTGGAAACTCTCGGTCAGACCGGCCCGCGCGGTGATCTGAGCGACAACACTGGAATGACCGGCGTCATCGGTGACGGGGACCAGTTGTGAATCGACGACTTCGAACTTGGTGAGGCCCAGCGGCAGCGACCGTGAGTCGAAGGTGAGCACCCTCAACAGGTCATGCCGGGCGCGGTGAACCAGACGATTCGGCCGGTCCTCGTCCTGACCTCGCGGCACGCTGAACTCGATGGTCAGAGCCACATCGGAACTGGCTTGGGCGCGGCCTCCCGATGTGGAGCTGATCCGATCCACAACAATCGCGGTAGCGGCAGTGGCAAGATCAGGCGGTGCGTCTTCGTCATCGAGCAGGATCAGACCGCTTCCGATATCGGTGAAGAAGCCCGACCCCGACCGGATGAGGCGCACCCGGGCTGCCAGGAACTCAAGCAGCTGCCAGCTTGCCGGCTCCTTGGAGATATCAGTCAGTGACACGAATCACCAGCCAGCGGCTCAGCGAGCCGTCGTCAGAGATAAGTTTGGAATTGGAATACAGCTCGCCGTCGACGAGCACCCGTCCCTTGGAAACCGGGCGGAAGCCAGCGGTTCGCACGTAAGCGACCTCGACTCGGCCGGCCACGAACTGCCTGAGCCCGCCGATCATTTCGCTGTCGCGGTCCACATAAACCTGGCAGGGCACGGCAGCACCGCCGTCCGGCGGCGTACATGTGGCGAGGTCAGCCATGCCCGCTGCAGCAAAGCTCGCATGCAGGCCCGCGTCCATCTCGGCAAGAAATGCGCGCTGACCCATTACCGGCGATCCTCGCGACGACTGGTGACGCACAGCGCCAGCACGAGGCACAGCACGACGACCGCGAATGCCAGCAGCGCGCTCACGGCTTCACCTCAGTGCCTTGGATGGCGCGCACCTGCTCGGCGCGTCCATTGAGGCGCTCAATGACGGCTCGCCGCTGGGCAGCAACATCAAAGCACTGCGCGATCGGGCCTTCGGGAACAGCCTCGGTGCGGGTAAGCGCGGCCGGAATCGTCACGTATACGCGCCGCTCCACCACCAAAGGCTCAGGGGTCACCGCGCACTGCGCCGGGCCTGCATCAGGCTTCGTCTGCCCACACGCAGCAAGCACGGCGGCGAGCGCCGCGACGGTCAGTAACCGGAGAATGCTGGGCATGATGCTTCCACCTCGGTCAGGGCCAGCGCACAGCGCGTCTCACGCGCTTGGCCGGCATAGCGATTCATGAACTGCTTCAACGTCTGGTTGGCATCCGCCTCGCGGGCCTCGGCTGCGGCTACCGCGCTGTCGCTCTGCCGCTTGAGCGTGGCCGCCTGGTTCTGCGCCAGCACCAGCTCGGCCTGGAGGACGCCAACGGTGCGGCCGTAGCCAGCGTTGGCCGCAGCCAGTTCCGCAACCCGCGTGTTGGCGCCCTCCTTCTGCGAGGCACAGGCAGTCGCCGCACCTTCATAGGAGGCAGCGGCAGCACGAGCATTGGCCCGCACAACCACAAGGCAGACCGACAGAGCGATCACAACCAGGGCGAGAACCCCGATCACCCACAGAAGCGGCTTCATCGTGACCACGGAGGGCAGCTTCATCGCGCACGCTCCGTCAGGCCGGCTTCGTCCTCGCGGCGACCGCAGAGACCCGCCTCCAGATTGGTGCCACGCCACAACCGGCACATCTGGCGAATCTGGCCCGCGACGCAATGCACGTCCGCGCCGGGCAAGCACACGTCGCGGATTGCACGCATCTCCGTGCGCGCCGGACCGGTCATCGAGGCACCGCGGTTGTAGACCACGGAGACCAGTGCACCGCGGGCGTCTGCGGGAAGAGCATCGAACCCGTCAGCACCGAATGCTCGGCGCGCACTGGCGTGATAGCGCGGAAGCGAGGCCACGCCGAACACGTCACTCGCCAGCCCGAACGGAACGCGCACGTCGCGTAGATCCCGCACGACTGGTTGCGCGGCAGGCCCGGTGATCCCAGCGGTCGCTTGGAGGCGGGAGCCCGCAGCCAGGGCGGACCAGTCCAAGCCAATCTGCTGGCGGGTCTGATGGCCGCCGTCGTAGCCGATGCCCCACGTGACGCCTGATGCGCCACCCGGCCAGATTGGCGCCTCATAGCGCCGCGTGTACAGCGCCTGGCTGCCAACCTCCCAGCGGACAATCAGCGCAACAGCGGCGGGCGAGATGACCGACGTCTGGGGGGCGTTGGCCGCCGGTGGCAGGACCTGCTGCACGGCTTCCTGCAGCGCCACGACCACCGGCATCACTGCACCTGCGGCCGACTCTTGGGCTGATGCAACCACGGGGGCAGCAGCGCCGGCCACCTGTGAGCGCGCCTCAGCCACGACTGCTGCCGGCGTGTCAGCAGGGGCCGGCACGGACGCTGCCACCGGGGCCTGGCCGCAAGCGGTGAGCGCGGCGACCAGTAGGACAGAGAGAACGCGGCAGGCGATCATCGGGCGATCCAGAAGAAGGCAACGAACAGACCGACCAGACACAGCCATTCAGCGCGATCCAGCAGTAGCACTCGCCACGCCGAAGCATCGCCGCGGCAGGCCGCATCGTGAAGGCGCTGCTCTTCCTTGTCGTTGAGGTCGAACAGATACGTGCGCTTGAACAGCCAGGCAGCCGCGCAGGCGGTCGCAAGGTAGGCAGCGGAGATCGGCAGCTGCAACAGCTGCGCCAACACGTCGCCGCCAATGGTGCGGTCGAGCGCGCCCAGCAGAATCCAGGCGAGCAGCGCCAGGAAGATCAGGACCGGCAGCCAGACGATGAACTCCTGCCAGCGGCTGAAGAAGGAGAGAATGCGATTCATGGTGTTTTCTGCGCCTGTTCCACAGTATTGAGACGACGCTCCAGCTCGGCGATCCGCCAGATCACCCCGTTGTCCAGCTTCGCGTTGACCACCTGCACGTCGCTGGTTACCTGCTGGAGACCCTTGCCCTGCTCCGCCTGGATGGTGCGGATGTCGTTGAGCATCCAGCTCACTGCCCCGCCCGCCACCGACAGCACGAAAGGCAGCGCGAAGATGGCGACCTTGAGTGCCACAGACGCAAACTTGCCGTTCATGGCCCGGTCGAGCTGGGCATTTGCATCAGTGGTGCTCATCGATCCCCCCTGTGTTCGTAGAAGCTCCACCACCGCACACGCCACCCGGGCATCTGTGTGCGGTGGTGGGCTGAGTGTTACGCCGCCTTGACGGCGCCGACGCCGGGAAGAAGCTTGGCGACGACAGTGGTTTCGCCGGCTGCGGCCGAGCCGATGGCGATCGCGCAGTTCTCCAGGTCGCCCGCGGCGGCACCGGCCACGATGAACTCGCCGGCCGAGGCGTCCCAATGCAGCTTTGCGCCGCCGGCGACCACCGCAGTGGCGAGCTTCGGGAAGGTGAAGGCACGCTCGATCTGGACAGCGACCAGCTCGCCGAGCTTGGCGTCGGTCACCGGGACGGCCAGGGCCGATCCATAGATAAAGGGGACACCCGACTTCACGTCTGCCGGCGCCGGGATGGTGATCGTGTCACCGCTGCTGTGTGCGTTTTTCATGACTGTGCTCCGTGGTCAAGGGAAGACGCGGACCGAAGTCCGCGCCTTGTGGCTTACTGGCCGGCGTTCTTGTAGAGGCCGCGCGGGTCGATGGCCTTGGCGCCGAAGATGTGGCGGCACTTGACCTGCACACCGTCCACCTCAAAACCATGCTTGGTCTCGGTGAACACGCCCTCGTGACCTTCGAGGTAGGCGTACTCGATGGTGTCGATCACCCCCGGCTCCGCGGCGCCGTACCAGGCGATTTCGCTGCCGTCATGCAGGCGCGGCTCAACGATCGGGGTCAGCGTGACACCCGTGACATTCAGGTCAGCACCCTTGCCAGCGATGATCGAGGCGTTGGTTACCTTGAGCGCCACCTCTTCCAGACCCGGGGGAACGATCAGGAACTTCGGCCGGACAGTGATGTAGCGGCCGTCCAGACCCTTCTGCAGGGTCATCTTCTTGCGCATGTCCGAGAGCGGGTTGGGCTTGGTCGGATCCAGCGCATCGGCCAGTGCGGCCGGCGTGCCCAGGTTGCCGTGGTCAGCGTGGAACAGCGCCTTGCCGTCAGCCATCTTCGGGTTGCCGGTGAGGATCGCGTAGACCAGATCGGATTCGAGGTCCGCGGCGCTGGCACCGAAGGCGAACGGAATCCGGCTCAGTGCGTCCAGGTCGTCGTTGACTACGGTCTCCCAGGTCAGAGCGACAATGCGGCCGAACTTCTGGACCGCGTACTTCTCCGCGCCCTCGCCGATGGTGCCCTGCTCGTACTCACCGCCCTCCACCACACGCTTCAGGGACGGCGCGCCGCCCAGCTGGACGCGGGTGATCTCCTTGAAGTCCGGCAGCGTGGTCTGGCGGCTGAACGGCAGGAACGTGCGCTGCGTGCCCTCATAACCAGCGCGCAGGCTGCGGCTGACGACGTTGCCCAGAATTGCCGGGAAGTCGCTGGTGGACTGCAGCGCCTTGACGGCGATCTCCTGCTTGGACATGCCCTGCGGGTTCTGACCGGCACGGGCGAGTGCGTCACGCGCCATGTCCTGCAGGTCCATGCCGCGGAAGTTGGCGGCCGGCCCCTCCAGCTTGTGAGCTGCAGGGTTGGAGCGGTGCATCAGAGCGGCGATGGCACCGTCGCGGTAATTCTTCGTTTCGTCCTGCGTGAGCTGACCCGTCGGTGCGGCGGCCGAAGCGCCGGAGGCCGACGGCGTCGCTGGCGTCGCGTTGCCGAGGAAGGCCAGCAGCTTGGTGCCGATGGCTTCCACAGTCAGATCGGTGTCGTCTTCGCAGTCACGCAGCAGGGTGCCCAAGGCGGTCTGGTCAAGATCGCCACGGGCCTGGAACGGGGCGAACTGCGCGCGGATGGCCTCGCGGCGAGCCGCCAGTGCCTTCTTCTGTTCGGGGGTAAGCATGGTGTTGTCTCCGGAGGGATTACCGGCATCCGCCGGCGGGGTGTTCGCGGCCGGTTCGGCCGGCGGATTCGGGGGGTCGTTGGGCGCCTGCGCAGCACTTGCGGCCGGCACGATGACGGATGCTCGCGGCGCACGCAGCGCAGCGGCGAATGCGAGGTTGGCGTATCGGGCAGAGGCTCCACGCGCCGTCACGCGCTGAGCCAGCGAGGCCGCGAACGCGCGTGCCTGCTCATCCGGATCCGCTTCTTCCACCGCTTCCGAATCGACAGCGTCGGCAAAGCCGGCAGCTACCGCTTCTTCGCCGGTGTAGTAGTGATCTTCGCCGTCCTGCAGCAATCCGAGGATTTCCTCCTTCGACTTGCCGGACTTCTTCACGTAGGCGTCGGCCATCGATGCGCTGAAGGTGTCCAGCACGTCGGCGTACTGGCGCAGCTCTTTGGCGTTGCCATAAACGCCACCCCAGGGGGCATGGATCATCAGGATCGAGGTGGACGGCATGCTCACGGTGTCGCCGGCCATCGCAATGAGCGAGGCACTGGACATAGCAACGCCGTCGACTGTCACGGCCTTGGCGGCTTTGTGGCGCTTCAGCGCGTTGTAGATCGCCAGGCCATCGGCGACGCTACCGCCGTAACTGTTGATCCGCACGTTGATCGTCGCAACCGTGCTGTCCAAGTCATTGAGCTGCTGGGCCACCGACTGTGCGGTAACCGATTCGGTCCACCAGCTCTCGCCGATATCACCGTAGATCAGCAGCTCGTAGACGCCATCAGACTCGGCGACGGGCTGAAGCCGCATCAGCGGCTCGATCTTGGGGCGCTCCGGCATGTCCCGCGGCCCGGCCTGCGGAACGGTGGAGAACAATGCCAGGGACGCGGCGATGGCGCTGGTAAGCAGCGAGGTATTCATCAGGGGGTGTCTCCGGTGCTGGTCGGACGGGAGCGCGATGCGCGCTGCCGCTGGTTGCCGTTCTCTTCACGTCGGCCGGCATCGTCGGCGTCCGGATAGCTCGCATCACCCGTTCGGGCCTGGGTGACGCCTGCGCCGCTGGTGTAGCGAGCGTCGCTGTCGAACACCAAGCCCAGCTCTTCAGCCAGCTTGCGTTCGCGCGAGATCTCTTCGAAGGTGTCCTGTACACGCCCACCACGCTCAGCGATGCCCTGGGTGACCGACTGCCAACCGCCGCGGGCGAGCTTCATCAGACCGTCTGCCTCACGGCCCGGATCAATCCACGGCATCTTCGGCCCGCGGAAGTTCGCTTGGGCCACGGTCTCGGGACGGATGTAGGCCGGCACCTTCAACTGGCCGGAGGCAATCGCCATCTGGACGAAGCGCTCCCAGATCGGCTGAACGAATCGGGAGACGAACTGGCCGGTCATCATCCGGTAGCCATCGAACGCCTCCACCAGCTCCTGCCGCTGGGCGCTGTAGGTGCCGTCGTAGTCGCCGGACATACTGGAGTAGCTGAGCTGGATCGCCCGCGAGACTGCACGCATCATCGCCATCCGAAAGCGCTCCAGGGCGGTGTTCGGACGGTTCGGGTTGATCATCTCGATCGATTCGCCCGGCAGCGTTTCGGTGAAGATGGCGCCTGCCTCAAGCAGGAAGTCACGCTCTTCTGGCTTTTGCGGCTGACCATCCGCGGTCTGCAACGGGGCGAAGTCCTGCATGTCCTTGTCGCGCTTGATGTACGCCGCGATGCGCGCAGCAATCCGGGCGGCAACGCGCTCGGATTCCTCGTAATCCTTGATGTCAATCAGGCGGTCGATGGCACTGACGAACAGGCTGATACCGCGCAGACCGGAAAGACGCTTGCGAACCGCCAGATGCAGGAAGCGCTGAGCCGGCACGGACTTCAGAGCGTCGATGCTGCTCCAGCCACCGTTGCCGGGGTGGTTCTTGTAGACCATGTAGGCGATGGGGGCGCCCCACTCATTACGCTGGATGCCGGCGCTGATCCGCTTCTCGGCATCGTCGTACTCAAGCGGCACCACGTCGGCCTCCAGCAGTTCAATGGAGAGCGGCACCGCCGTTGCGTGCGTGATGAACTTCGCCGTGCCTTCCACCAACTGGGTGAACTGCTCACCATCGCGGAGCCAGCTGCGGCAAGCCAGCTCTTGGCATTGCACCCAGCTCATGGTCCGGGTCACATCTGGTGAGACACACCACTGGCGCCAGAGGTTAAGCAGTTGGCGCGAGAAGTCGTCATCGATGTTGTCGTAGTTGTCGCCTTGCCTGCCGTCGCGCGGCGTCGGCTCGATGCTGATGCCGGAGGGCCCAACGATGTTGCGAACCAGTGTGCTCAGGGCACCATCGACCAGATCGTAGTTGCGCTCAAGATCACGCACCGTCGCCCGGACGGTAGCTGCGTCACGAACGACCATGCGCTCGCTGGTGCCGTTGTCGCGGCTTTTCTTGCGACGCTTTGTCGACCGCCCGCCCTCATAGGCGGCCATCACCTGGCGCGCGAACATGCGCCGGGCGGCGTAGCGCGGCGCGAAGACCGCAATGCCGCGCTCCAGTGCGTTCGGCTTAGCCATTGAAAACCGCCGTCCGGTAGCGCAGGCTGCCGCCGCTACCACCGCGTCCGCGCTCCACCGCGATCCTGGCCTCCAGCTCGCGGATGGCTTTGCGGATCTCGGCGAGCTCAGCTTCCTGTCGCTGGCGTTGATCGAAGCGCACGCTGAAGCCCGCCGTCAGAATGCGGGATTCAGCTGCCAGGTAGGCGTCCAGTCGTTGCTGTGTGATCGACATGGATAGGTAAGGTATACATGTCGGTGTGCGCGATCATGGTAAATCGCGTACTTTCTTCATCCTTCGCGAAGCCGCCTCACAGCACGGCCCGGGTGGTACTTGTAGGCGGCCGTTCTGCTCACGCCATGCTTCCGCGTAATCTCTCCGATCGACAGCCCTGCATGCCAATCCGCGGTGATCGCCGCGCCGTTAACATCCGGCCGGGACCGATAGCTCACCCGCTTCCCTGCGAACACATCCAGCTGGACCGTCACCAACATGTCGGCAATCTGGAGCGCCGCATGAGCAGGGATGCTTGGCTCCGCCGCCCGAATAGAGGCCACGTAGGACTCCCGCAGCTGGTCGAGCAGTTCATCGGCTTTGATGTCTTCTGCCATCTCGCCCTCAGTTCGACTCGGCCCAGCCGCCGCGGCGGCGAGCAGGCTTGGTTGTTCCACGGGAATCCGCAACTGCCGGCCTTGCGGGTGCTCCGGATGTTTCACGGGAATCCGGATCCACCACCGTAGCAGCCAAGCGCGCCTCCAAGGCATCCCAGTCCGCCTTCGTGTAGCGATGGAGACGCACCTCCGAATGGTGGGCAGCAGCGTAGGCGTACACCCAGGTATCCAGCGGCTCGTTTCTCACGACTCGCTTCTCGAACCGGTTCTTGACCGGGTTGTAGACCTCCGACACCAGACCGGGGTAGAACTCGGACGGCAGCTCATCGCTGAACCGCACAAGCCGCGCATCAGCCTGACGCTCAGCATCGGCAGCCAAGCGGCTGTAGAGATAGTGCTTCGCTGCGACGGTTCCGACGTGGTTGATGATGATGCCGCGCTTGTCGGTCTTATCGTTCCAGGTCACATCCGCCAGCTTCCCCTTGGACAGGATCGGGGCGTTGTTCGGCACAGCGCCGAAGATGCACATGACGCGCGTCACCTTGCGCTGCCGGACATAGTTCTTGACCGCCTCGGTGCGGTGGCCGCCGGCGTCAATCGCCGTGGCAACCGACCGCAGCAGGACACCATCCTCTCGCTCGATGGGCCGGTTGAGTAGATCGGTTAGCGCGATCCACACCGCCTCTTCGGCGGGGTCACCCTGCAGTTCGACGTAGTCCATTGTCCAGGCCGTCATCCCCCTACCCCAGCCGATCACATGGACGGCGAGGCGATTGTCCTGGGTATCCACTCCGACGGTGATAGCGAGAACCCCGCGCGGCGCGTGTCGCAGTTTGTAGGGTTCGGCACGGTCCGCGATCACGTTGTGCTTGACCGACCGCATCTTCGGGTCTTCCCACGTCTCGGCCAGACGGTCGTTGACGAAGGTTTTCAGCGCTGCGGGGTCGTTCTGCGCATCCAGCCACTCGCGCACCAGATCCACCCACCGCGGGCCCAGGCCGAACTGATAGTAGAGGCAATTGATGTGGTAACCGCGGATTGGAGAATCCGGGTTGGCCGGCACCCAACGGCCGTTGGCGATCATGTCCGACTTGTGGTGCTCTTCGATGCACGCACCACAATCGCTGCACGCATACCACGCGTGCTTGGCATCCGGTGACCAGTGCAGGCCGCTCCACTGCAGGTGCTGGTAGTGACCGCAGTGGGGGCATGGCACGTGATACCGCCGCTGATCGGACTTTTCGTAGAGCTTGGCAATGCGGCTCAGCCCAGCAATCCCCGGGGTGCTGATGTACAGGCGCTTGTAGGTGGTCGGGAACGACGAGGTGCGGCCGTCCAGCATCTTGACCGGATCATCCCCGGTCAGCAGAACCTGGGGCGCCTCATCGATCTCATCCACCACCAGGTTCTTCACCGTGGTGGACTTGAGCCGCTGAGGGCTGCCCATGTGCTCAACGTAGAGCTGGCCGCCGGCGAAGTCCTTGAACGTGCGCTGGTTCGAGCTGTCCCGACTCGCCGTGCTGCTCAGCGCTTTCCGGACCGCCTTGCAGACTTCGATCATCGGGTTGAGCTTCTGGTTCACCCATTTATTCATGGACGCCTCACCAGGCAGCGCATACATGATGGGTGCCGGCGCGTAGTCCATCCAGTACGCGATCGAGTTGGTTGCGATCTGGCTCTTGCCGAACTGAATCGGGAACATGCACGCCTGATCGTGCACAGGGCTGCGGGCGGACATGTTGTCCATCGGCTCGCGAAGCGGCGGGTTGCGAGACGTCACCCACCGCCCCGGCTTGCTGCTGCCCTTGCTGGACAGCCGCATATGCTCATCGTTCCACTGCGACACGGTCATCGGCCGGCGCGGCTGGAGCGATCGTGCCAGTACGGTGTGCAGGCGGGCCTGTTCCGTCATTCCACCACCGCCGCAGAAGCTGAGCGGAAGCCGCGGCTCATTTCCTCAAGGGCGTGACTGACCTCGTTCCACACCAGCTCTCTGCAACGTGATTCGTCGGTCGTCGCGGCCAGCTGCGGTGCCAGGGTGTCGGCCATTCGCTCCAGCTCGACACGGATCGCCGTGGCAGCTTCGGCCAGCACATGTTCCACTTGGCCGGCATCGAGCAGCTTGCCCATGCTGACCTCATAGTCACGCGCCGCAGCCATCGCATCGATCTCTGCTTTGTCCGCTAGCGCTTTCGCCTTGCGCAGCGAATCCTTCGTCGGGGGCGCCTTCGCCTCGGCCTCAGTTTCCCCGTCGCCATCCTCTTCATCCATCACCCCAGCGGCGACCAGAGCCGACCCACGCGCCGCTGCGTGGCGCTCGGCCACCGCCGTGTAGCTCGGGTCCTGGGTTTGACCGTACAACGCCAGTGAAGCGTCCCGAAGGTAGCCCTTGCCGTCCTCCGCAGGCACCAGCCGCCCCTTGCGCTTGAGCTCCACCACATAGGACGGCCTGCAGCCGATCAGCGCAGCCAAGGCCTTCCCCGAGACCCTCACGTCCTCAGATGCCATAACCAACAACCCCCTCTTCCATTTCTTTCAGACAAGCAGTGACAGAAGAAAACGCGCGCGCGAGCGAGGGTGCGGGACGTGCGGGCAGGTGTGCGCCCGCCATATTCCACAAGATCGTTGCGCCGCAAGCGTTGTGCGGGACGTGCGGGATGTGCGGGCAGCCATACGCGCGAGTGGGTGCGTCATGGTCTTGCACAAAGGCTGAGCCGCTTGCGCGCACGCGCCCCCGTAAAGGAGCAGTCCCGCACGTCCCGCACAGCCTTACTGCGACAAGGGAAACAGGGCGCACACTGTCCCGCACAGCATCCCGCACGTCCCGCACATCAGAAGGCGCGGTGTTCATGCGCGCCCCTTGTAGTCGCTGAAGGCGGTGCGGAAGGCCTGCACCTCATCGCCCAGGAACACCTGCTCGGTACGACCGTCCTGTGCGGTCGGGCAGCCCAGCATCAGGAAGGCATGCGGCCCGTGGACCGTCTGCGCGATCAGGTAGCGTTTCCTTGCCCGATCCGGATGGGTGATCTGCCGCTTGCGCACCAGAGCGTTGACGAACTTCGGGTTCGGCGCTGGCCTGACACCCTCGCGCCCGCACCAGACCTTGTAGAGCTCGTACCAGTCTTTCGAGAGCGCGGGTCTCGGCTTCACGCCAGGAATGTCATCGCCGTACAGCTCGTCCAGGAATCGCTGCGGGCTGTCCTGGCTGAGCCCGATCAGCTCGCGCTTGGCATCGGTCATCGGTGGATTGGTGCCGTTGGTGAAGTCACCAAGGTCGAGACGTAGCAGATAGTCGTGCAACGCTGCCGTTCCGCCGTTTCGGATCTCCGCCATCACTTCGACGTAGAAGTCCTGCGTGAGTTTCTCTGGCGTCCAGATCACCGCGTGTCGACGGTCGTCCTCTTCAAGCACCACAGGCATTGCTTCGTTGGACAGGAACACCAGGTTGGCATGGTTGTCTTCTTCGTACGCCTGAATGTTCTTGGGATTGATGCGGATGCGATCGCCAGTGATCAGCGCTTTCAGCTTGTTCTTGAGGTGATAGACCTCGGTGCGCGCCACCACTTCGTCGGCGAGCAGGAACAGCTTGCGGCTGGCCCAGTCATTGAACTTGTCCTCAAGCGCAGCCTGATCGAGCACGCGCCCGTAGTCGCCGTACAGTTTCATGTACTCGTCGAAGAACATGTTCTTGCCGGTGCCCTGCGGGCCGTGGATGACGATGGTGCTCTTCATCTTTGCGCCGGGATGCTGGAGCGGATATGCCAGCCACTTCAGCACCCAGTCGTACAGCACCTTCTGATTCGACTCGCTACCGCACATGTGCCAGAGCAAGTGCAGCAACTTGCTGCACTCGCCCTGCTTTGGCGTGGTCGGCCACCCGGCGAAGAGATTGCAGGTCACGCCAGGCTTCATGCCCGAGGGATCAAAATCGACCTCGCGCACACGCACGATCGAGCGAGTTGGATGCTCTAACCACGCCCGGTGCAGCTCACGGCGAACGCATGCGTCCCGCATGTCGCCCAACGCCACGAGCATGTGTTCCTTGTGGTCGAACACCGTCCCACCCTGCCCGTACACGAGTGCGAACCGCTCCAGCAGTTCGTCAAGAGAATCTATTGGCTTGAGCTGTGCCGGCCCCTCGCCCCCGGTGGTGGTGACGGAAGGCGCGCGATTTTCGTTACGTGGCCGCCACGAAAGCTCCGTGATGCGGGCCTCGATCTGGCTTCGCACGACGTGCAGCCCCTCCAGCACATACAGGTCGTTGAAGTCGCTGACCTTGCTGCCGTTGGCAACGAAGCGATCGTGACGACCAGCTTCGTCGGCGAAGACCGGCAGGAGCATCGCACCGCTCACGTCCAGCGCCGCGGCCTCCGCTCCCAGAAGCCCGGCGTTCGTGGCTTGGTGCGGTTCTCCGCACGTCGGACAGAGGTCAGCGACCTCCGCCAGCACCAGGCGTGTCTTGCATTTTCGGCACTTCTGCAGCACGTCATCGTCGCCACAGATCAGTACCTTGGCCGTGCGGTAGCGCTTGTGCAGCGCCGAGGCGACCGCCATCAGGTTGCCCGCGTCGAATGCAACGGCGACCGGATAGCCGGTTGCCATATGTAGCGTGGCGGCAGTGGCATAGCCCTCGGCCACCAGCAGGATCCACTGAGGCGTGCCGCCGATCAGGTGGAAGTGCCCCTTCTTTGCCAGGCCAGCCGGCCAAAATTCCTTCGCTGGTTTTCCGGCAGCCTGGGCCTGTTTCGGGCTGCGCAGCACCTGCAGGCCGTGCACGCCTCCGTTGACATCTAGCAGCGGAACCAGAGCAACCCCGCTGCGACCGTAGCGCAGGCCGTATGCCTGCACAGCCTTGTCCACCAGGTAATCGGCCTCGCCCTCGGGCAGCGACTTGTTCCACGCCGCCGTTGCTCGCTCCGCAGCACGCTTGTGCTGTTCGAGCCGCGCGGCTTCTGCGCGCCTACGGTCGTCAGCCAGGCGTCGCTTCAGCGCCTCGCGCTGCTCTTGGGTGAACGAGCTGTCGCGCTTGCGCAACTCGACCTTCTGCGCGCCATTGTCGTTGCCGTGCCACACCCCGTACGTGCCGACGATCAACACGTCCCCGCTGCCGGTGCTCAGTTCGTGCAGCACATACCAGCCGCGGCGCTCGCGCGAGTTCTCCACGCGGCAGCGAACCATGCGGCCGGTGGTGTCCAGGCTGTCGAGGATCAGACCCGCTTCGCGCAGCTGGCCCAGCACATCATCGTAATTGGCAGACATTCAGTAAGTTCCAGCGCCGCTAACTACACGACCAGTGCGCGCTTGGTCACCCGCAATGGGCCGACGCGGGGAGGACCCATCGACTGGCGCCCGTTCAGGTTCGCCGTTCAGGTTCCAAAGTTCAGCGAAACTGAACCGCTCGCGCGGCCCTTCGATGCCACCCCGGGGGGATGGGGCAAGGTCAGTGATGGTCATGGCGTTCCGGATTCCCCAAGGGCAAGTCGCACTGCTGCCCTTCCCTGTTTTGCTGCGCGCTCCAAAGGCGGTCGCGCTCGGCCAATGCCTCATCGCCCACCGGCCCGGGTTCCGCTCCGGACAGCAGGCGTTCGATGTTCTCTATCTCTGCGCGCACTGCGGCGCTGATGACCCGACGACCGTTCACTGTCCGTGCCCGGGGCGGTCGGTAGATGGCCACGTCATTCACGTCGCCGACCTTTCTTCAATGCCCGCCGCAGGTTGCGTTCCATGCGGTGGCACATGGTGCGCAGCGCTTGGAGCGCATCGAGCATCTTGTCTGCCTCGGCCAGCGTCACTTGGTTGTCCGCCAGAACATCCAGCGCAACGGCCGACAACTGCCCACAGAACTTGGAGACGTGCAGCAGCTTGTCCCTGATCGCCGCTATCTCATCGGGCCATCCGGCCTCGGGCGCGGCAGGCACGTGATCCACCGCCAGATTGAACTGAGCGGCCAATGACAGTATCCAGTCAGTGGCGACCGAGGTGCCTGCTGACAGCTCCATCATCCATTCCGTCAGCATCTCCAGCATTTCCATGGAGATGGACTCACCGTCCAGGCCGCGCAGCTTTTTACGCAGGGTCTCGCCCTTGATGCTGACGCCGCGTCGCTCGGTCAGATAGGCGGCAGCAGCGTTCACGCTGCCAGGCATCTTCATGACGGCGTTGTATGCAGCATCGCGCCAGTAGATATCCGAGCGAGCGCAGGTCATGCCGCCCCCTGAAACGCTGCACATTTCATCGTTCCGCTGCAGGCAGCATCGATCGCAAGATGCAGGCCATGAGTGAAATCCTCTCCTTCCAGCAGCGCATGCACTTCAGCGCCCTTCGCCACTACAGCGTGAGCCGGGGTATGGGTGGGGTGGCGGCGGTCTTCTTCGCACCTGCCGTTGCTGACATCAGGCATTGGTCGGAACCTCCCACCAATGAACCGGTGACGCTGCGATTTGTAGCCGGCCACGAAGGGCCAGCCAGCTGTCAGCCGTCAGCACCAGCCCACCGCCCTCGCCTTCACCCATGAGGCACTGGTCCAACACCGGCCCCAGTTCTGAGTTGCCGAGGTCGGGCAGGAATTCGATCAACTGCCGCATGGGCGCACCCCGTTGGCCGCAGCCGACCTCTCGGCCTCGGCCAGATCGATCACAGCCTTTGCCGTCTCAAAAGAGACGCCGCGGCGCTGAAGACCATGCTTGATTCGGTGAACGGTGGGCTGCGATGTACCCACTTCCTTGGCGATGCGGGACTCGCTCCAGCCAAGGGCGATAAGGGCGACAACTGCGGTTTGAGGGTTCATGGCGATGGAAATTATACGCAAACGAATAGCTTTGCAATACCCAAACGATCTATGCCACACCCCGACTGGCGGCTGACAATTCACGAATGAATACGATTTCCAAGAACCTTCGCCAGTTGATGGATCTGCGCGGCCTGAGCGAGAACCGCCTGGCTACGGAGACTGGCGTGCCCCAGCCCACCATTCACAGAGTCCTGTCAGGCCGGGTAGCTGACCCGCGTGATGGAACGCTAAGGCCCCTTGCTGACTACTTTGGCGTCACGGTTGAGCAGATGCGCACCGGACTGCCCGCCTCTCACACTGGCACGCCGGGAACGATCCCGGCTTATGCCGTGAAGGCGTTCGAACATGGAGACGAACTAGATGGCGACAGGGAAGTGCTGGTGGCGGTAGTGGATGTCGTTGTGTCCGGAGGCCACGGCTCTCCCGCCCCCGAATTTGTGGAAACGAGTTTCCGCATGGCCTACCAGCTGAGCTGGTTCCACCAGGTGCGAGCCAAGCCTGAAGACGTAAAGGTGATGAAGGTCTTTGGCGATAGCATGGAACGCACCTTGTTCAACGGCGACAGAATCGCTGTGAACACCGGGGATAAGGAGGTCGCTGACGGGCGGGTTTACGTCTTCATGACTCCCGGCCCTTACCCGGACATCAAGGTCAAGCGCTTGTACAGGACCGCCGACGGTCGCTTGCGCATCGTCAGTGATAACCCTGACAAGACGCAGTACCCCGATGAATATCTCACTGCAGATGAAGTGTCTGGCCTGCACATGATCGGCCGCGTAATCGATCGCAGCGGCCGTGGCGGGCTGTAGTCAGCCCTAACAACACTGAGGACAAGGATAGGTCATGAGGTCATTTGCGATTGCAGCCATGCTGCTGCTCCCCTGTGCTGCTGCGACAGCCCAGGTCTATAAGTGCAAAGGCACCAACGGCGAAACCGTGTACTCCCAGAGTCCTTGCGCCAAGGATAGTAAGCCGCATGAAGTGCGCACCGGTAGAGCAGCCACCCCGACATCAGGTGAAGCGGCCAACAAGCAAGCCGTATTCAAGAGCACAGACATCTCCGACGCAGGCATCGCAGAGCGCAACTGCCTGACCAGCGCACGGAGCAGGATCTACAGCCCCTCGGATCAACGCATCGCAGGTTACGAGCGCCAAGTGCAGGCGCTCAATCGAGACGCTGCACTCGCCCGGAACAACCTCGCAGGAGCCACCTACGATGCAGGCATACGCAACCAGATCGCGGGGCTACAGCAGTCCATTACAGCTGAGCGCGTAAGCGCGGACAGCCAGATGGCGAGCGCCACCCAGCAATGCGCCGAGACGAAGCGCAAGCAGGTTGAGGCCATTGAGGCCAGGTACACCCCAGCAGCCCGCCAAACGAATTAATTCGTTTAGGTATTGCATTGGCAATTCGTTTGCGTATAGGATCGCACCGTCGGCACCCCAGCCGACGGGCGACCGGCGGGTCGCGACTGCGGCCCAGCCCCTCCCCTGCTGAGCCGCAGATGCCTCTCCCCAGGCAATAGGCCCGCCGGCGCCCTCCTTTCCAACGGAGAGCGCCATGTCCTACCGCACCGCTGCCGACTCCCTGCCCAAGGCCCCGCTGCCGCTCCAGGCCGCCTCGTGCCTGCTGGCGCAAGCT